CCGGCTGAAGTGCGAGGCAGATGCAATGACGCCGGTTGAGGACCTTCTGCGCGGCGCCTCTTTGGTGGTGTGCAGGCATTCCAACGTGGCTGTAGACGCAGCGATTGCCGGCGTCCCATTCGAAGCCGAGAACGGTGCGGCCATGTGGCTGCAGCAACGAGATTTCAACCCAGCGAACAGGCTGGAGTTCCTTCAGCGCCTGTCAATGTGGCAATGGCGCGCAACAGAAGCAGCGCAGGCATGGGCCTTCGCCAAAGAGGTAGTTCGCATATGAAACTGAACATCGGTTGCGGCAGCCGCAAGGTGCCCGGGTTCACGGGGGTGGATGCCGTGGCAGAACGCACCGCGGCCGAGATCGTCGCTCGAGCAGACAGCATCCCGCTGCCTGACCAGTCGGTCGAAGAGATCATGGCGATCCACCTGTTCGAACACTTCTACCGCTGGGAGTGCGATACGGTGATTGCCGAGTGGAAGCGCCTGCTGATTCCTGGCGGTGTGTTGACGCTCGAGCTGCCGAACCTGAAGAAGTGCTGCGAAAACGTGCTGAGCGGACGCATGGAGGGAGGGAAGCATCAAGATCAGCTGAGCATGTGGGGCTTATACGGTGATCCTCGCTATGGGGATCAGTTCATGGCCCACAGGTGGGGCTGGACGCCCGAGACCCTGAAAGCATTCTTGACCGAGCACGGCTTCGTGAAGATCAAGGAAGAGCTGACCCAGTGCCACCCGGCCGGCCGGAATCATCGTGACATGCGGATCGTTGCTCGCCGCGGCTGATCATGCTTAACCTCTTTTGCGGCTATGACAAGCGGGAGGCGGTGGGTTTCCATACGTTCTGCGCGAGCGTCATGGAGCGTGCGAGTCAGACCGTGAGCATCCACCCGCTGGCAGCGATGGGCCTCCCGGAGGGATCGAACAGCTTCACGATCTCGCGCTTCCTGGTGCCGTACTTGATGGGCTTCCGTGGCCGCGCGATCTTCGCTGACGCCTGCGACATGCTGATGCTGGCAGATGTGGCGGAGCTCGATGCGCTCTTTGACCACAAGTACGCCGTCCAGGTGGTGAAGCATGGCGACTACACCAGTCAGCACGAGCGGAAGTACATCGGCACCGAAATGGAATGCGACCAGAGCAACTACAGCCGCAAGAATTGGGCCTCGTTGATGCTGATCAACTGCGAGCATTCAGCCTGGTTCGCGATGACTCCGAAGATGCTTTCGATGGCAGACCCCATCGACCTGCTGCAGTTCAAGATGTTCGAAGACAAGGAGATCGGTTCGTTGCCCTCGGAATGGAACGTGCTGATCGACGAGGGGCACGAGCGCCGCGGCGCCAAGGTGCTTCACTGGACTGCGGGCCTGCCGACGTTCAAGCACTACCGCAACGCGCGTGCTTCCAAGGACTGGTTTGCCGAGTTCGAATCCATGACGGGAGCGATGCAGCATGGTTGACTTCACCGTAAAGATGAATGGCATCGACGAACTTAACAAAAAACTCATCGGCCTAAAGTACGACGTCCAAAAAAAGGGCGGACGGTTCGCTCTTCGCAAGGCGGCCCAAGTGATACGCGAAGCCGCTAGGCGTAATGCTCTTGGAGTCGATGACTCCGCAACAGGACGAAGCATCGCAGAGAACATCACCGAAAAATGGAGTAGCAGGCTTAACAAGAGGACGGGTGACCTCGAGTTTCGCGTCGGAGTTTCTGGTGGGGCGAAAGTGCCAAAGCTGAATACTGACGAAGGAGCCGGCGGACCGACACCGCATTGGCGGTTGCTTGAGTTCGGCACTGAAAAAATGGCGGCCAAGCCGTTTTTTGGTAAAGCACTCCCTGAGAACGCTCAAGAAGCGACGGAGGTATTTATCGATCAATTCGGACGCGCCATTGATCGCGCGCTGAAGAGGGCTGGCTGATGTTTCCACCAATCTTTCCGGCAGTTGACGGTAGCACGGCATGTCGTGCGCTATTGCGATCCGCCAACGGGCCAACACGGTTCTATCAGTTCGGCTTGGCGCCGCAGAACGTCGTGAAACCCTACGCAGTGTGGCAGCGTTCCTTTGGGTCTCCTGAGAACTACCTCGGCAACGTGCCAGACGGCGACTCGTTCACCTTGCTCGTGGACGTTTATGCGAGCAGCGCCGATTCAGCTAGGTCTGTAGCCGTGGCGCTGCGCGATGCAATTGAGCCGGTCGCATATATCACGGCATGGCTCGGAGAGTCCATCGACCCCGAAACGATGAACAACCGGTTCAGTTTCCAAGTGGACTGGATAGTCCCTAGATAGATCAGCTTTGTTCCGACAGAAGCCCGCCTAGTGCTGGCTTTTTTGTTTCCGCAAGACGGCGATGAGCCGGATGTTTTTTCAACCCCGCCGAGAGGCAATGTTAGGAGCCAGCAATGGTTATGAAGACCCAGGGTACTGACCTTTACGCGATTGACCCCCGCGACGAATCGTTGATCGATGTCGGATGCGTCACTTCTCTCGACGGCATCGATTCATCGATTGACCAGATCGAAACCACCTGCCTGAACAGTGCCGAGCGGACCTACGTGGCCGGCCTCGGTACGCCAGGCACCGCGACCTACGGCATCAACATCGACACGCAAGACCCCAACCACATCAAGCTGTACGAGATCAAGCAGCTTGGTCTGACGCTGAAATGGGCTGTCGGTATGTCCGATGGAACAGCGGATCCCACGGTCGACAGCGGTGGCGAATTCAATCTCCCAGCGTCCCGCTCTTGGATCACGTTCGAAGGGTTCATGAACAGCTTCCCGTTCAGCTTCGCCCTGAATGGCGTTGTGTCCTCCAGCGTCGGCATTCAGGTGTCTGGCGCCCAGGCCTTGATCCCGAAGGTTGCTTGAGATGAAGCTTTCCGACCTGATGGAGGCTGGCGGCTTCGTCTCTGAAACGCCGGTCAAGAAACAAGTCACTTGGAAGCACGCCGTCGACGGCCAAGATGTTGAGCATACGTTCGACGTTTTTGTCCGCAAGCAGTCCTTCGGGGCAATCGAGGTGATCTACGGCAACGAGACCGACCGTTCGAAGATGGCGAAATACATCGCCGAATCGATCTGCGATGAGAAGGGCAAGGCGATCATTCCCTATGAGAAGGCCGTGTTGCTCGACCCGGGGCTCGGGACGCTGTTCGTCAAGACGATCAACGAGGTCAACGGCCTCGGCAAGGCTGACGCAAAAAACTAACTGCCGCCGATGAGTTGTGGTGCCAATTGGTGCTGCACGGAATCGGCGGCAGGACGGTAGCTGAAGCCAAGAGGCGGATCACATACGAGGAATTCGTCATGTGGCTCGCCTACATCAACAAGAACGGTTTGCCTGCCCAAGGCACGGAAGCCACAGAACGTGCGTTCGCGCTGCTCACCTGGCAAGTGAATCTCTCCCGAGGCGGGAAGACTGAACTTGCTGATTGGCTACCCAAGCCGAAGTCAGCGCACGACTCGCAGACCCTGCAGATGGCCCGAATGATGGGAATCAAGGTTTAAACCATGGCATCAAAAAGTTTGGGCACGCTCACGCTCGACTTGGTTGCGCGGATCGGCGGTTTTACCGCCGGTCTCGACAAGGCCGAGAAAGAGGCTCGGAAGCGCGCAAAGGCCATAGAGGAAGCCTTTGATAGCGCAGCCAAAGGCATCGGAGTTGCCTTTGGAGCTATGGCCACCGCCGGAGTAGCTGCGTTCGCCATACTCCAAGATGGACTGCAGCAGGCCGCAAGCTTCCAAGATCTGGCCGAGATGACGGGCGCCAGTGCAGAGGGGCTTGCTGGCTTTGCGGTAGCAGCATCGACTGCAGGTGTGAGTATGGATTCGATTGCTTCGGCGTCGATCAAGCTCACGAAAAACCTGGTGGAAGTTGACGACGAGAGCAAGGCGGCCGGAGCCGCTCTCAAATCCCTCGGCCTGAATATTGCCGACTTCAAGAAGCTGGACCCAGTTGCACAGTATGAGGCGGTTAGCAAAGCCTTGGCTGGCTATGCCGATGGCGCTGGAAAGACGGCAATTGCAGTTGCACTCTTTGGCAAAGCCGGTGCAGAACAGCTCAAAGTCATGAAGGCTTTGGAAGAGCAAGGCGGCCGTACAAATATTCTTACGCAAGAGCAGATTAGCCTTGCCGACGATGTTCTGGATCGCCAGGCGAAGCTACGCGCCGAACTCGGTCTGTACGCAGGGGCAATCGCAACCCAGTTCATTGAGCCGACGAATATCCTGCTGAAGCTTCTTAAAGAGGCGGCGGCCGAGTTCGTAAATACCAGTGGGTCGGTTACGCAGCTTGGAGTCAACACCGGAGTCCAAGCGTTCGCAGAAAGCGCCGGTCGAGCACTTGCAGGCGTCATTGACTACATAAAAACTACCAAAACAGAGTTTGGTGTCCTGACGGATTTCATAGGCTCCAGCGTCGAGGCTGTCAAGAAGTACGGCAGTTTCGATTTTGCTGGCGGACGAAAAGTTGGGGAAGATTTCAGAGCGCGTTATGGACTGGATGACTTTGGCCGCAAGGTAATCGCTGACGGTGCGAAGGAAGGCGCCAAGACATTCACTCAGAAATTCGACGAGGAACTTTCGAGGGGACGAGCGGAACGTAATCGCGCACTTCTGAACGCTGTCAATTACGGCACTGGCAAAGACAATCGTCCTACATTGCGACCGCCAATTACTACTTCGGGTGGTGGCTCGAAAGACGATCCGACGAAGAAGCTTCTAGAGAACGAGCTCGCAACCATCAAGGCCGCCGGGGAGGCCGCAAAAGATCTGTTAGCAGATCGAAACAGGGTTCTCGACCTCTACAACTCTCAGGGGTTGCTGTCGGTCAGCAACTATTACTCGGCGCTGCAAGCCAACCTTGACGAAGCCACCGCTGCGCAAGCCAAGAGCTACGACGACCAGATCGCCGCGCTGAAGAAGTTCCAAGCCGCCGCCTCCAAGCAGACGGACGTGGCCGATGCTCAAGGCAAGATCAACAAGCTCGAAGAGGACAAGGCGAAGCTGTACCGCCAGTCCGGCACCGCGGCGTTGGAATCCAGCATCAAGCAGGTTCAGGCGCAGAAGGCAGTCAAGGACGCCTTCGACGAGGTGAACGCAAAGGTCTTGGAGTACCAAGGTAATTTGCGTGCCGCCGGCGAAATCCGTTTTGACGCTGCAAACGAGAAGTTGATCGCTCAGGCGAAGGCCGAGCAGAACGAACAGGTCATCAAGCAGATCGAACTGCTGAAACAGTACACGCTTGCTCAAGCTGACATCAATAAGCTGCAGTCGCAGTTCTCGTTGGCCCAAGGCGACCTTCAAATTGCTGAAGAACGCATCACCATCGCCCGCGAACGCGGAACCATGGGTGAGATCGAGAGCTTGAAAAAGTCAGGCGAGGCCCGAAAGGAAGCCGTCGCAATCATGGAGCGGCAGCTTGCCGCATTCCAAGCAATCGATGCTGCTGCGCGCTCGCCCGAACAAGCTCAAGCAATCGAACGTCTCAAGGTTCAATTGGAAGGCCTGAAGGCCACGGTTGATCCGCTAGCCGACAAATTCAACACGCTGTTCGCAGACTCGGCCGGCTCGGCCCTGAGCGACTTCATCAACGGAACCAAGACCGCGAAAGAAGCCTTTAAGAGCTTCACCGACTCGATCTTCAAGGAACTGGTGAACCTAGCTGCCAAGGAGGTCTTCAAGTCCTTCTTCGGCAAAGGTGGATCGGCCACTGGTGGCAATGGCCTGGACATCGGCGGCCTTCTGTCGAGCTTCTTCGGCGGTGGTTCCTCTGGTTCGAAGGGCAGTTCGGGCGGAGGTGGATTCGGGAGCCTGTTCTCCATGTTCGGATTTGCGTCAGGCGGTTTCACCGGCGTAGGCGCTGCCAACGATCCGGCTGGCATCGTCCACAAGGGCGAGTACGTGCTGACTGCCGAACAGACTAAGCGCATCGGCGTGGCGAATCTGGACCGAGGCAACTTCGGCGGTGGCAACGTTTTCAACATCAACGTTCCGGAGAGCGTGAACCGCAGCACCGGAACCCAGATCGCCGCCGAGGCACAACGCAAGCTTGCTCAAGGGCGCAGGAACACATGAGCTTCCTCAATGTTGAATTCCCGTCGTGCATAGCGATGGGAGCCGTCGGCACGCCTACGTGGTTCACGTCGGTGTCCGAGAACCAAGGCGGCTGGGAGCAGCGCAATCAGATCTGGTCATACGACAAGCACGTCTATGACGTGAGTACGGCTGTGAAATCTGTTGATGACTACCGGCTGGTGCTTTCCCACTTCAACGAGATGCGCGGCCGGCTGAACACCTTCCCGTTCAAAGACTTTCTGGACTTCGAGGTCGAAGACGGAGAGGGTGTCGCTGCCTATGTTTCGCCTGGCGTCTATCAGTTGGAAAAGCTGTATGGCACTGTCAATCCCTACGTTCGGAAGATCACGCGCCCGGTCGCGGCGGCGGTCAGCATGGGCACACTCGACACCACGACTGGACTGGTCACGGTCGCCGCAGATCAGACGCGGTCAATCACTAGTCACGCAGTGGGTGCGACACACCAGTTCACACTGGCTTCGGCATTCAGCCCGAATGTCCTCGTCGGTCAGTACGTCTATCCCACTGGCATCACTGGCTCGGCTGCGTCTCTTCTGAATGGCCTTCGCCTTGAGGTTACAGCAGTTGCTGCCGGCGTCCTCAGCGTTGACGTGAACACCACAGGCTTGACGGCGACTGGCGGCTCGCTTCGCATGTTCCCCGACCCTGCAGAGATCACTTGGACGGGCGAGTTTCGCGTGCCCGTTCGGTACGGCGTCGACCGTCTGCCCGGTCAAGTCGTGAACTCGAACGGCGTCAGTCTGTTCGTTCAGGCGTCCTCGATCATTCTGAACGAGGTGCGTGAATGAAGGTCAGAAGCATTGCGCTGGCCGCGCACCAGGCGCAAGAGACAACCACCATCGCCCGCTGCTGGCGCTACGAGCGCAACGACGGACAGGTTTTTGCCGTCACCGACCACGACGTTGACATCGTCTTCAATGGCGAGACGTACAGCGCTCGGGATGGAGTGTCACCAACTGCCATCGCTCAGGAGGCGAGTGCCGCAGTCGCCAACTCCGAGGTGAACGGTTTCCTTACTCCCGGCGGCCTGACTGAATCGGACATCTTCGCCGGCCTCTGGGACAACGCCTTTGTCTCGATCTTCGAGGTCAACTACGCCGACCTGAGCATGGGTGCTATGGCGCTCGGAAGCGGGAACATCGGAGAAATCAAAGCGGGTCGGACAGCGTTCAACGCCGAGATGCGCGGCTTGACTCAGCGGCTGCAGAAGATCGTGGGTCGCGTCTACACCGCCGGCTGCCCATGGGTCTTCGGTTCCATCGGCTCAGCCTATGTCCCTGCATGCAACGTCGATCTCGGCCCGCTTACGGTGACTGGAGCGATCAACTCGGTGGAAAGTCTTCGAACCTTCACGGATAGTTCGAGAGCAGAAGCCTCCGACTACTTCGGCGCTGGCCTGCTCACCTTCACTAGCGGCCCGAACGCCGATGTGCAGATGGAGATCTACTCCTTCGCATCCGGCGAGTTCGCGCTGCATCTTCCGATGCCGTACACGGTTTCCGTCGGCGACACCTACAGCGTCACGCCTGGCTGCCGCAAGCGGTACACCGAAGACTGTCGCACCAAGTGGAATAACACCAATAACTTCGGCGGGTTCCCGCTGGTTCCTGGCAGCGACAAGGTGCTGGGTCTGGGCGGGACGGAGGGCACGAATCTATGACGCACGCCGCTCAAGCAGAGGCGCCTACGGGCGCCTTTCTCGTTTCGGGGGAAGACATAGTTCGCGTTGCGCGTTCCTTCATCGGGTGCCGCTACCGCCACCAGGGTCGCAGTCGCGAAGGAATGGACTGCATCGGACTTCCGGTGCTCGTGCGCGCAGAACTCGGTCTCGTCTCGCTAGACGTTGAGGGCTATGCCCGTCGCACCACGGACCGAGAGATGCTCGATTTCTGCCGGACGCACATGCACGAGGTCCGACGCGAGCAGTTGCAGCCCGGCGACCTTCTCGTCTGCATTTATGACGTCACCCGCCACATGGCCATCGTTGGCGACTACCCCGGCGGCGGCCTCTCGATCATCCACGCCCATCTGCCGAACAAGAAGGTTGTCGAGTGCCGTCTTGACGACCAGTTCATGAAGACCGTCCGCGGCTGCTTCCGCTTTCCCGAGGTGACCGCTTGAGCACTCAGCAAATCCTCGGCGTCGTTGGCGGTGTCGTTGGCGCGTTCTTCGGCTACCCGCAACTCGGCTTTGTCGTGGGTTCTCTGGTGGGAGGCCTGCTTACGCCTGGAGAGAAGACCGAGGGCCCTCGAGTCGACGACCTCAAGGTTCAGGTTTCGACCTATGGCGCAGGAGTTCCAATAGTCTATGGAAACGAGCGGGTTGGAGGAAATGTCGTTTGGTCAACAGACAAGATAGAGACCTCGACCACTGAGTCTCAGGGCAAAGGGGGCGCTCCGGAACAGACGACCTATCGCTACTTTGTGCACATGGGAATCGTTCTGTGCGAAACCCCTCGGGATGGGTCTATTGTCAGTATCAGGAAGATTTGGCAGGACGGGAAACTGATCTTCGATGCTAGCTCGGGAATGCCCATCGGTTCGGCACTCGCAACTGCCGAGAATCCATATGCCTTCTTCGTCTTGTATCAAGGTCACGCCGACCAACTTCCTGACCCAATCGAAGAACTATATGAGGACGGCCCGGGCTCGGTGCCAGCGTATCGGGGTGTGGTTCGGATAAGGATGAACGCGATCGAGTGCCCAGGGGGAAGGGTGCCGCAGTTCTCTTTTGAGTTGTGTGTTGGCGCGTCCACCGCGACGGTTAAAGCAGAACTGAACAACTTCGAATCTGAATCTGTCATCTATCAGGAGTTCGGCGGATTTGTCACCAGAGAGGGCGCCACGCATTACATCGCGGACACCTATTCAAGTCCAGCGCCGAAGGGCTTCAGGACGTGGAGTGCCGGTGTTGGGTACTTCAACCTTCAAGTTTCCTCGGCTTACAGAGTCCCGCCGAAGGC